GCCCTTTGGGGAGATGATCGAAATTGATTAACCCGAGCCCGAGCCCGCCGGCGATCCCCGCTGGCGGACCGGGCCCCCCCCCGCTGGCGGACCGGGCCCCCCCCCGCCGGCGGACCGGCAGCACCGGCGCCGGCCCGGAGCCCGGCGCCCACGCAGCAACGTCCGGTAAGCAGCAACGTCCGGTAAGCAGCAACGTCCGGTATTTTACCGGGAAAAAATAAACCTGGAGGACTAACGCCATGTCAGGAAACCTTTTTTCAATCAGCAACGCCGCGGAAAAGCGGGATGAGAAGCCGGCCGCGCCGTCATTCGGTGACGCCCTGGCCGCGACCAAGGCCGCACCCAAGCCGGCCGCGAAGAAAAGCAGCATCCCCAACCTGGCCGCGCCCCCGGAAATCAAGGAGGCCGTGGACACTTACATGGAAAGCAAGCAGAACATGAAACAGGCCGAGGCCAGTATGGACGCCGCCGGCGAAATCCTGGCCGCGTTCGTTCGGAAGGCCATTGACGACGACGGCTTTAACGGCAGGTATCACAACAGCTATGCCCTGGCCGGGAACCGGCACGCCGCCAAAGTCATTTTCGCGAACAAGTGGACTATCAACCCCGAGGACGAGGAAGAGCTCGCGGCAATCCTGGGAGACGCGTTCGCGGAGCTCATCAACAAGAAATTCACCGTGAAACTCAAGGCCGAAGTCTTTGAAAGCGAGGAGCTTCAAGGGGAGCTTATGGCCCTTATCGGTGACAGATTCGCGGATTTTTTCGAGACGGAAACCAAGCTGAACGTCCGGGAGGGATTCGATGCCGAGATTTACCGCGTGGTAAGCCCGGCGGACCTGGACGCCCTGAGAACATGGGCCCGGCAGTATAAACCCTCAATTCGCTAACAGGAGAATTTGACGGCCTTTGATAAGGCCCTGGCATAAAAAACGGGGACAGGTAAGGCGCCACCTTCACCTGTCCCCCCAACACGCGGAGCAACCAAATGGAAACAGCTTTAACTATACCCGCAGCCCGGGAGAGAAAACAACCCCAAATAATAGGCTTCAAATATTTCTACCCCGAGCGCCCGCGGCTGATTCACGTTGAACAGCCATTATTTAAACAACTATCAGAAGATCCGCGGTGGATTGCGGAGCCCAAATACGACGGCAAGAGGTTACAGCTTCACCACCTGCCCGACGGTGAGTTTCAATTTTGGGGGAGGCACGGCGAAAAGCTAGTTTACACCCCGAGCCCGGAAGTTTTGAACGCCCTGGCAGCCCTCCACCTGAAAGGGTACTGGCTATTTGACGGTGAGTTGAGACATGGCAAGGTGCGCGGCGTCTCTCATCGGATAGCCATTTATGACGTGTTCATCGCGTCCGGTAACCTCTTAACCGGCATCACCTTTGCGGAGCGCCGCGAAGCCCTGGAAATCCTCTGGCATTATGCCGACCTGCACGACGGCTCAACCCTGGACCTGGCCCCGCAGTATAACGGCAATTTCCGGCAGACCTTTGAACATCTTACCCAGGAGCCGGAAATTGAGGGACTTGTCTTAAAAAACTTAAACGGCACCCTGGACCTGGGAAGAGCCCGCGCCACGGAAAGCGCCTGGATGAAAAAGGTGCGCCGCCCCTCTAACCGATGGAGGTTTTAACCATGAAATACCTGGACAAGTGCCAAAATATGTTTGGCCCTTTGAAACCCGAAGTAAGGGAGCGCCTTACCCGGCTTATCCTTAACCCCACCGTGGAAAATTGGGAGGACTCCCATTCTATCATCATCCAATTAAACCCCATGCTGACCTTGTGGCAAGCGTGGGTTGCCACCGACCCGGACGCCCCCCGCACCGGACGCCGCTATGACTCTGAGGGGAACATGATTAGGGAATGGCAGAGGACGCCCACCCCCTTTCAGATTGTGCGCGCCCTGCAATACGCCACCCAGGAGGCCGAAAATGCCGGTTAATTACACGGACATTCCCCGGTGTTCGCGGTGCGGGAAGTATTGCCGCGCCTATTTTGCCGAAGGCCGCGAATGGTCAGGTTGTTGTGACTGGCCCACGACGGACGGCAGCCATGCCGTCAAAGGAACCGTCAACCCGGGACCGCCCCCCGCCCCCTTGAGGCTCAAAGGTTGGGAGGCCCGCCAGGTATGAGAATATTCCTGCTTTTCTGGCTCGTGTTCCTAGTCATGGTGGGATTCATCAAAGGCAAAAAAACCAACTGACGGAAGTCAAACAAGCCATAAATATTTGACCGTTGAGGGGAGGGGGAACCCTCCCCAGGAGGAAAGCGGTTAATTCCAGCAAAGGAGGATAAGAAATGACATTCATTGCCTTTAACCTGGAGGATTTTCACAGCAATCAGGACGCCGGCCGCACCATGGTCAGCGTCAAGTTTGTCCAGGCCAAAAATCTTCGGGCCGCCAAGGATTTCATGACCCGCTTTTATCCAGAACAAGCGTGGTCAGTGGTGGCCAAGAGGACTTTTGATACTGGCATTGTTTTGCCCAAAGAGGAACTTCCCTGCGGGGAATCCTGACGAGGAAGGGAAAATGAGAAGAGCCCCCCGGAGAATCCCAGAAGTTTTGGACCCGGAGGAACAGGCCCGCATACTAGGGGAGTTGGAGCGATCCGACTCCCTTAGTGCCCTGCGGAACCTGGCCCTTATCCGGTTATTGCTTAATGCAGGACTCCGCGCCAGGGAGGCCCGGGAGTTAAAGATAAAGCACCTGGATTTTAAATCCGGCAAGCTCAAGGTACGGGGGAAAGGCCGGAAGGAGCGGGTTGTGTGGCTGAGCGCCGACGACCTGGCTCTGGTCCGGGCCTGGCTCACCCGCCGGCCCGGTAACGGGGCGCCGTCCGGTGACCTACTGTTTACCTCCCTTGACGGCAGCCGTCCGGTAAATGATCGGTGGCTGAGGCGCATGGTCAAGCGCGTGGCCGAGCAAGCCGGCATCGTCAAAGATATTCACCCCCACAGCTTGCGCCACACCTTCGCCACGGATTTGTTAAGAGCCACCAAGAACCTTCGCCTGGTCCAGAAGGCTTTGGGCCATAGCAATATCGAAACCACCACGATTTACGCTCATATAGTTGACGATGAGCTTGAAAATGCTATGAAGGAGTTAAGAATTAAGCCATGAGGGAAACCATGACCGCAGAGGAATTTACGGCCAGGAGGAAAAAGCTCTTTCCCACTCAGACGCTTGCGGCCCGGGCATTAGGCGTCACGCAAGGCGCTATCTGCCATTGGGAAACGGGGCGCCGGGCCATATCTGGAACTGTCAGGCTCCTTTTGGAGTCCCTGGAGAAAGACCCGAAAGCGGTGCGGGCCATTATTAATATGGGGAAGAGGAAGGGAAAAAATAAACGAAGGTTAAATCCTTAAACCTCTCAAGATCGTCCCTGCAACGGCCTCTCAGGAGGCCGTTTTTTTTTGCAAAAGCCCAAATGGGTCTCAAGGTTTTTTAAATATAACTATCCTATTGGTATTTGTTCCGATCTCCATATTTTTAATCCCCCATATATTTGATGTTTTAGTAAAAACTTGTGTATTTATTAATATTCCGGCGCAACTAAAGCCATTATTTAACCCCAAGGGGACAATATATTCATCAAGCTTTAATTTCCCTCGCCTTACTTCACCAACTTCAAAGGCTATCCAACCATCCTTTTTTAAGACACGATATAATTCTGCAAAAACACCATTCATGACATAAGTCCATTCTTCTACCTTATTGCTCATTGTTATTCTTTCAGAAACATTTTGTATATCTATATTATTGAACCAACAGCGCAGCCAATTATCTTTAGAATATTGAACTGTGTCTAAAAACGGTGGAGATGTAACTACTAATTGCACCGTTTCATCTTTTATCTCTGGTGTATTCCTTGCGTCTTCGGTAAAGAAGAGTGCAGTCCCTCCAATTCTTCTAAGAGAATCTTTTTGCTTAGCAGTTAAATTCCTCAACAAACTTTTCGTTTTGTTTAATATTAATTTTTTAGTGTCTCTATAATCAGGTGTTTGGTTTAGTTTTATGTTAATCATTATCTGTTTATCAGGAGAAACGGCCTGATTTGGAGGTAGAGTATAAACCGAAAAAAAACCTTTTGAATGTCCAGTTAGTCTATTTGTTGCGACCATCCTTATCCAATTATCAATCTCATCTGAGACACCGTAATTATCCTTTTCTATAAGATATTCACGCAAAGAAACTATTTCGCTTTCCGTTTTTGGATGATAGAACATAGACAAATCTATGTCAGCTTTGGCTTGCTTTTTATAATTGATAGTATTAAGCCTTCTTTCAACATCTTTAAAATCAGGTATCATTAACCGAGGACGGGTCAATATTTCGCTTAATGGATTTATATCATTAGATATAACTTGCCTACCCAAAAGCGCGGCTTCTATCGGTGTTGTGCCCCTTCCAGAGAAAGGATCATAAACCACATCGTTATCGCTAGATAATAATTGAATAAAAAATTGTGGCAATTGAGGTTTAAAACAAGCTCTATATGATATCTCATGAATAGATGATGCCTGTCTTTGTTTAGATGTCCAAAACTCATTTATATACTTAGGCACCTCGTGGGTAGGCATTGGCTTTGTATTTGGTGGGGGGCAAAAGCCCCCCTGACACCCAGTCTTACTTGTTCACCATTTCCTTGAGGAAAGGCGATGGCTTGAACCTGACGGTGTTGTGGGCCGGCACCGCCACCCTGCCCTTGCCGAAGGAGTTCATGGTGCGCGCCTGGCGCTCCACGACCTTGAAGGTTCCGAAATCGGAGAGAGTGAATTTTCCCTCATCCTGAATCACGGCAATGATTGCCTCTTTCAGAACCTTGACCGCCGCTTCCGCCTTAACTTTGGGGATCCTCGCTTCACTTGCCACCTTGGAAATCAACCCCTGCTTCGTCATGCCCTTTCTCCTTTTCTTCAAGCTCGATTATCAATTCAATGAAATGAATTGCCTTCCGTAAGTCCTCAAGCCCTCCCTTTTGGCGCCACCGGCAGAGATACTTAATGGCGCTCCCTTCCATGTAACCAATCCCGTTCAGGTGACAGAACTCCACCACCTGAATTTTCATCCCCTTGTAGTGGTCCCCCCCAACTTGCCGGTCAAGAGCCTTGACCATACATTTAAACCTCTGGGATATAGTTGCGGAACTGCATGAACTCCTTCCGGTAGGTCAGCTTAATCCGGCCCGTGGGCCCGTTGCGCTGCTTTGCCAAGTGAATTTCTGCCAGGCCCTTGTCCTTGCTATTCTCGTTGTAAACCTCATCCCGGTAGATAAAGAGAACCAGGTCGGCGTCTTGCTCTAAACTCCCCGACTCTCGCAGGTCTGAGAGCACCGGCTGCTTGTTGGGCCGTTTCTCCAGGTCCCGGTTCAACTGGCTGAGGGCGATCACCGGGACGTCCAACTCCTTCGCCAGGGCTTTCAGGGCTCGAGATATGCCCCCGACTTCCTGTTCCCTGGACTTTGCTTTCGGCTCCCGGGCTAGCTGCAGGTAGTCCAGTATCACCAGGCCGATGCCATGCTTGTTTTTCAGGCGCCGGGCGTGGGCCCGGATTTCCATAGGCGTCAGGGCCGGGCGGTCAATGATATAAAAGGGGCCATTCAGCAAGCTATCTATGTCGATGAGCTTGTCCCATTCGTCTTGTTTGAGGCGGGACGTGCGCAACCGCCAGGAGTTGATTTGGCCGGCGCTTGCCATGAGACGCTGCACTAGCTGTTCCTTGGGTTGCTCCAGGGAGAAGAACAGGGTAGGCACCTGTGACCTGGCCGCATGAAAGCCGATGTTGAGCCCGAGGGCGGTCTTGCCCATGGATGGCCTGGCGGCGATAAGGATAAGGTCGGCGTCCTGGAAGCCCCCGGTGAGCTTGTCAAGGTCCACGAAACCACTGGCGATCCCCTGGATTTCCCGTTTCGTCTCGAAGTTCCTCTCAATCCGGGAAACCTCATCGGGGACAAGCTCATCCAGGTTAAAGACCACCTGGCCGGCCTGGTCCTCTTTGATGGCAAAGATTTTCTCTTCGGCCTCATCGAGGAAGGCGTCCACTTGGTCAGCATTTATCGGGCCGAGGCAGCCTTGGGTGATTTCCTGGGAGGCTGTCAGGAGTTTCCGCAGCCGGGCCTTTTGGTGCACCACTTTGGCGTAATAGCTGACGTTGGCCGCGGTGCCCACGTGTTCACTCAGGCTGGCCAGAAAGACAGGCCCGCCAACACCGTCGAGCCACCCGACTTCTTTCAGGCGCATGGTCACCGTCACCAGGTCCACCGGGCGCTCCTGGTTATAGAGCCCCAACATCACCCGGTAAATCTGGCCGTGCGCCGTCCGGTAAAAGTCCTCCGGCTTGAGGATGAGGGCGACCTCATCCATAGCCGCCGGCCGCAGGAGCACCGCGCCGAGAACGCTCTGTTCGGCCTCACCGCTCCAGGGCGGCGACAGGTTCTTGTCGTCCACTTAACCGCTCCAATTCTTGGTCTTGACCTTCAAGATAAGCCCTCTCGAAGTCCTTAAACCGGAATTTCAATTCATCATAAGGCGTGTACTGGAACGTCTGAAACCCGCCAATGAAGGTCAGGGCCCGCTCTGCCGCCGGGTCGAGGTCGGGTTTCTTGCCGGCCTCAGCCCCCGCCATAAGCCTATTCCACACGTCCACCGCCGAGGGCAAGTCCTCCCGGAAGGCCTTTAAAACCTCGCTGACCTTAGGGAAGTAAGGGCTCCTGGCGATGTGGCGCCGGGCAGCCCGCTCAAATTGCTCCGGGGTCAGGTGACTCAAAAATTCCCGGTAAACTTTCATGGTTTCGGGTTTGAGCTCGAAGTCCGGGTAAGCGGCAGATAGAACGGCCATGCCCTTCATAAAGACCTCTTCACTCATTGCCATTTCCATATCCTTTCTGTCTTGCGTATTCTCGTATCCCGGCAAAACCCTTGGGCTCGTTTGGCGATCCACGCGAGCTCGGGTTGACCACCACCTTGCCCAACCAATTCCTGATGAAACTCTTGGGATTTTTAAGGAAACCCCTGGCGGTGCGCTTATGCCGGTTCGGGTTATCGTCGAGCCAATCCCGCATCTTCTTTAGCTCAAGAAGCAGGGACTTGTTCGGGAGAGCGGGGTAGTCCTTGACCAGTTCCCGGAAATACTCGCCGGAAACCTCAAAGTGCTTACAGCTAAAATAGGGTGTTGGGGTTGGTGCAGGTGGAGACGCATCACCGGAGCCGCCAGGCGGCGGAGGGGATTGCGATATATTTCCTTCCTTTCCTTCCTCTCCTTCCTCTCCTTCCTTTCCTTCTTCTACGGATTTCGGCTGCGTTTCCGTTCCAGTTATCCCGCTTGACCCGGGTTTCTGACGGTAGTTATCCGGCTTAACCGGGATTTTTGCATTGCGATTGCGGTAAGCCTGTGCAACTCCCGCCACGAAATTATCAGACCAAATTATTTTTTCTTCCCATAATTTAGAGTCAATGGCTTCGAGAGTGGCGAGGAGGTTTAAGATTTCGAGACAGGTATCGTTATCGGTGTGCGTGTAGGCCTGAAGGTATTCCAAAGCGGAAGGCTCGTTGAGGTTTATATGGTGGCCCTCTGTGTTCCCTAAGATTTCCAGGAGCTTGAACCAAAAGGCATAACCGGCGATCCCATACTTTTTTTCCAGGACAAAAATAGTTCGCCCATGGCTGCAAGAATGGGGGAACCAATCAACGGTCTGCTTCCGAGGGCGAGTCATGCTAACCTCAGGCTAGTGCACGGTCATTCTCAGGCGGTAAATGGCTTCCTGTTCCAGGGTCCTCTCATTGGCTTCGGCGCTTTCCCGGAGAGCTTGCAAGAGTTCCTGGTGGCGGTCAGCTTTCAGGAGTTCCCCGATGAGGGAGAAGTTGGGGTCCATCTTCTTCTTCACCGCAATCCCTCCCTTACTGGTGTTATCGTGCAAGCACTCCTCACATTGCCCTGTGGAAATCCCCCGGCTGTTGATTTTGGCATCGCGGTCTGGATGCTTCTTGCACTTGGGGGCCGGCTTCTCGGGGAGGAGTTCGGGGAGCGGGTTGACGAGGGCCGCCGCCGGCTGAAGGCCAAGGCTCTTCGCGGTATCCTCGGGGATAAAAGGCTCTTTGACTTCTACTTGGGGGGCTGCTGCTGCTTTCGGCATGGTCTTTACTCTCCTTTTTTTGCGGCGCCCTTTGGATAAAGGGCGAGTTTTTGGCTTATTCGGATCATCTTGGCGGAGGGGCATGCCCAGGTGGTCATGCACCGAGGGCAATTCCGGGGCATCGGTCTGGTCCAACCTCTTGATAGGGCAGAGGCAGCTAAGGCACTTGGTGATGAAAGTAGTGTGGCCGGCCTTTTGCTCCGCCAGGGCCCGGAGTTGATTGTTCTGGCAAGCCCGTTCGGTGAGGATGGCGTTGTGGGTTGGGCAGGGGAAGGTTTCCGGCACTACCATGGAATTTCACCCCCCGTCGTGGCCGGCTCTGCGTCCTTGCGGGGGCCAAAGCTCACCTTGTCCGCCACAATGTCGGTGGCGTAAACCTTCCTTCCGTCCTTCTCATAGTTGGAATACTGGATTTTGCCCTCCACCGCGGCGATCTGGCCCTTGACGAGGAATTTCTTACAGGCTTCCCCGCTCTTCCCCCAGGCCACTACCCGGTGATATTGCGTCTTGACTTGCCCGTTGTAGGTTTCACTTGTCGCCAGGGAGAACCGGGCGTAGGCGGTCCCCCCGGGCGTGAATTTCAACTCGACGTCGGTACTCAGGTAGCCCGTCAAACAGGCTCGGTTAAGTGATAGGCTCAAGAGATTTCCCCCGTGTCCAGGTCAAGACATTTTCCATCCAGCAGCCGGATCACCCGGCTTTTCAGGTCCCGGGGCCGTATCCGGTTGTGGCTCAGTCCGTGGGTGCGGACCTCCAGGTGATAGAGGAAGATGCCCACCTCATCGACATAAAGCGTCACCGGTCCTTTCTGCCACAGCGTCTCACTCAGAGGTAGCCAGAGGCAGCTTTTCAAAACCTTTACGAGCTCGCGGGCCGGTTCGCGCTTGTCCATGTCCCTCGCGCCCACGTTTCACTCCTTACGGGAGGTAAGGCAGAAGTTTCTTGAGTTCGGGGATGAGGTCCAGGAGCTTCAAGCCCTTGAGACGACCATCCTCCCGGGCCGCCTCCAGAATCAGGATCACCCGCTTGATTGCCTTGTCGGGGATCGAGACGATGCGGCGGCGGCCAGCGTTGATGTGACAGATGTTGCTCGGGTCATAGTCCAGAGCCTCGGCATAGTCCAGCGGGATGGGCACCTTGAGTCTACGCAATTTTCTTTGCATGGCAGAGATATACTGCCATAATGTCACAACTGTCAATAAAAAAATATTCAACTGTCAAAAAAAAAATATTGCAGAAATTTCTTGACAGGAGTGAGCCTCTGGTTAAAATTGAGTGGACTTGTTAGGGGATTCCATTAGGGAAAATTGCTAATGTCTCGGAAGATCCTCAGCCTCCTGTGCGACGGCAAGGTAGGCACTTTTCACCGCCCCCGGACGGGAGAGCCGGTGGATTATGATCATGCCGACCATAAGGAGGAATTAGGCCGCTCCCCGCCGCCGATGCCTTACGCCGGTTCAATCGCCGACAGCTTTATCGGGGTTCCCCTGACCAAGAGCATCCCTGTATCTCCAAACCGCTACTGCTTTTTTTGCCATAGCTCCGGGGGGCTGCCGTTATATTGTCCCAGCTAAATCGTGCTATTAACTTCTATATGAGCGATTTCTTGGTTGACAACTATGCCCATTTGCCATAAAATCTCACCAAATTCTATGAACTAGAGGCTAGATGTGCAGAAGGCTCCTGTCAACCGTCAAGTTCGCGGCGCTGAAATTGGTGATAAATTGCGCGGCGCTGAAATTGGTGATAAATTGCGCCGCCTCATGGAGGATAAGGGCACCACTGCCTTTGCCGTCTCGAAGGCAACTGGCATCGACAACGGGTACTTCTACCGGATGCTTGACGGCAAGCGAGAATGGAAGCTCAGATATCTTGAAGCCATCCTTGCCCACCTAGGGCTTACCCTGGAGGAGTTTTTCGGGGGGGAAGTGGAGGTCCCGGTGGTGGCGGCTGTTTCAGCAAGCAAGTTGTTTCCCTATCCTCAAAAGATTCCGGTTGCTTCTGACCGCCTAATCCATTACCGGGGGACGCTTAACTTGCCTATCTTGAAGCACATCTACGCTCTGGAGATCAAAGAAGATATGCTCCCGGCCTTCACCGCGGGGACCATGTTGGTCTGCCAGAAAGACACCTATGATAAGATCGGGGACAAGGCCATGGTGGTTTCCCACGACGAGAAAGGCATGGCCCAGGTGTACCGGGTTTTCTTCTCGGATGATTCCATCACCCTGAAAGGCTTCAATTCCGCGATCCCTGACCGGACTCTCCCGCGGAGCTTCGTGAAACTCTGCGACCTGGTTATCGACATTCAACCGCCCATGCTCTAACGTCCTCACCAAACCCGCTTAGCCGTTCCCCCTGGGATTCTCTCAGGGGGAATTTTTTTGCCAAATTTTTTTCTTGACAATACTGACATATAGTCATAAAACATGGCACATAATATAAACGATTGTGGGGGATATGTGGCAGAAGAAAAGAGCACATGGCAGCCGGGGGCACCTACCCCGGGGACTTCGGAAACTGACCCGCCTGGTCCGCACCGTCCGCCTGGACACCGGAGAGCTTGTCCGGGAACGCACCATGACCAGATGGGTGGCATAAAATATCCGTCGGTGACGACTGTAATCGGTCCCTACAAGGACTTCTCCCAGGTGCCCGAGCACATCATCACCGCGGCCCAGGACCGGGGTTCTGAGTTCCACGCCCTGGCCGCTGCCTATCTCATAGGCACCTGGATCCCCGAGGTCTCCGCCAACCTGGAGGGGTACTTCCGCTCCTTCACGGCTTGGGCTGACGCCCAGGTGGAAGAGGTTATTTGGGTAGAGAAACGCCTGGTTCACCCAGTTTACCGCTACCAGGGGACCCCGGACGCCCTGCTTCGTATCCGGGGCGATAGCGGCCTGACCCTGCCTGATTGGAAAACCCCCCGGGCCTTTGACAAATCATGGATTGTCCAGACCGCCGGCTACAAGGAGCTTGTGGAAGTCAACGGTTGGCCGGTGTCCCGCATCGCCAGTCTGCAGCCGCACCCCGAGGGAAAAACGGCGCAGTTCCGGGAGTTCACCAAATCCCTCAACCTGGGGCTCTCGGTATTCATCTCACTCGTCAATGCTTGGCATTTTTTCTACGGGAGCAAATGAATGGACCTTGATTTTTCTGTGGCTTTTCAGGAGCAGCCGGCCCGGGAAGCGGAGATCGTGCCGCCGAGGGCCGTCCCCCCGCCGCCGGCCAAACTGGACATAAGGCCGGTAGCTCTGAGCCTCATGCCCTTTGAGGAAATCTGCCGCGCCATGTTGCAGGCAGGGCAGGCCCTAGCGGTCACGGACGACGACTCCTACAAAGCCGCCGTCTCCCAGGTATCCGAAAATAAGCGGCTCATCAAAGAGTTGGACCTTTCCTATAAAGGCTTCGTGACGCCTTACAACAATCACGTCACCGCCATTCGCAACCTTTTCAAGCGCCTGACTGACTACCTGAAACGCAACGACGAAATCCTCAGGCAGAAAATGACGGCCCACCTCCAAAAACAGAAGTTGGAGAGGCAACGGAAGGAGGCCGAACAGCGGGAGGCCAACCGCCGGCTGCAGGAGCAGCTTGACGCCGAGGCCGCGGCCCAAAAAGAGGCAGCCGCCAACATCATCCAGACCGCCCAGGAAAAGCTCGAGCAGGAAACCGATCCCGGCGTCCGGGCCACTCTGGAGCGGACCATCGCAGAGGAAACCGCGGTTCTGGAAACTGCGGCCCCAGTCGTGCCGCCGGTTGCCATTGAACAGGCTTCCATCACCAGGGTTGCCGAAGGCGCCGCCTACACCAAGGACAAGTGGAAAGTCCGAATCATCGACCCGGACAAGGTGCCCCGGGAATATTGTGATCCGTCCATGAAAAAGTTGAACGCCGCCGTCAAGGGGGGAACCCGTCACATCGACGGCTGTGAAATCTACGAGGAACTAGAGCTCAACGTCAAAGTTTAAGGGGGAGAGAATGTCTGGAAAAGAGTTGCAGAAAGCGCCGCAGCCATCCGCCAATGCGGTGCTCATGGAGAACTTCAAGGGGGAGGTCCAGAAGGTAATCCCTTACCTGAAAACCCTGCTTGGCAACGACGATATGGTGGACCGTTTCGTCAAAATGACCCACCTGGCCCTGATGCGGGACCCCAAACTTCTTCAGGCCGACGTCAAGAGCCTCCTCATGGCCTTGATTTGGGCCGCGTACCGGGACCTGGAGCCCGGCGTCGAGGACGGGGTTTGGCTCATCCCCTACAAAGTCAAAGGAGTGCTGACGGTAACGCCGGTGCCGGGCTACAAAGGTCTGATTAAGAGGGCCACCGATACGGAGTCGGTTGCCCGCGTCAACTCTTACCCCATCTACCAGGGCGATAAGGTCGTGGTGAAGTATGGCCTGGACGAGGACCTGATCCACGAGCCGAGCTTTGGGGACCAACGCGGGGCTCTCATCGGCGCCGCCGTCGTTTTCGTCATGCCCGACGGCAGCAAGCGTTTTCATGTCATGTACCGCCAGGACATTGAGAAAATCCGCAACTCTTCGGCCGCGTGGAAGGCGGCTCCCGGGACGGGGCCGTGGGCGGATTGGGAAGAAGCGATGTTCAGAAAGACGGTGATCAAGCAGGGCTTCAAGGAAATTCCGGTGAAAAGCCAGTTGCGGGACCTGATCCGGGACGACAACCGCCTGGAGGTCGGGGCCACCGTCGAAAGCCTTCTGGCGGAAACCGGCCAGGAGCTTCCGGACAACCTGGGCGGGGGGGTGTCTGCAGACCAGGCCCCGGCCAAAGAGGAAACCCTCGATACATCCGCGTTCGACAAGCAGGTGGAGGAGAAATTCGCAGGCATTAAGGAGGCCGATGAATACAAGGCGAAGTACCAGGCCCTCCAGAATTTCCTCCAGGTGACCGCCAACGGCCAGAAAAAGAAAATGACCGTGCCAGCCCTCAAGGTCATGGCCGGTGCCCCCAATATGTTCCCGAGCTTTTGGGACGCCTTTGAGAAATACCTCAGCAAGCAGCAGACGCCACCGCCGGCCGAACCCCCCGCCGAAACTCCGCTGGCAGCACCGGCGGAAACCCAGCCCGCCCACCCGGAGACAGCCGGAACGACGGTGATCACCCCTCAGGTCCAGGGCACGATGTTCAATGGGGGAGAGGCTGACCACTTTGCCGGGCCGGGGGACCAGGACCCCGATTTCCTCAAGTGCCGGGAAGCCGTCTGGAATCAGATCGTCGAGAAGATGATCCCCATAGAGGTCTTAAAAGAGGTCGGCGTCAGTGAACTCACTAGCATCACCGCCGACAACCTCAGCCAGATCGAGGAGCTAGTGCAGGGTTATCAGCCCGCGAAAAAGGGCAGGAAATAAGAGATTGACCGGGGCGGCGCTTCCCGTTCGTCCGGGCGGGTACTCCGGGCCCCCGGTAAGATTTTCGCCGCTGTCCTCCAGTTCCGGGCAACCTGGCCCGTTAACAGGCTGATTGTCCCAAGCCAGAGAGGGATGTAAGGTCCGGTAGCGGCGGGTATTGCATGACAGCCGGGCCCAAGTCAGCTTTCAGGCGCCTCCCCCCGGGCGATACCGGGGGGGCCATTTTAGGAGAAAATATGAGCATCCCCGATGCTAATGTTGTGGCCCAAAAATGGTATGGCCTTCATGAAAGGCATAACAATCTTACGCCACGTTTCTATGCTGATCCTTTAGTTGAAGACCGTATAGGCGTCACGGGTGAAATTGCCTTTGGAAAGAAATATGATTTAATGCAGTATTGGATAGGTGAAGAAGATAAACCCTATGGTGATGGTGGTATTGACTTTGATGTTCCTGGATTGGGGACATTTGGCGTCAAGACTGCCAAGAAACCCTATTACCTGTTGGAGAAGGCAGGAAAAGTTAAAGCCGATTTTTATCCTTTGGGCCAATACAATAATGATGGAACAGTAATTTTTATTGGATGGGCATATGGAAAAGACTTATCCAAAGTAGAACCAAAAGATATAGGAGGCAAAGGTATTTTAAGCCACTACATACACCAATCAAAACTTCGTCCTATGTCTGACTTAGATGAATTGATTCAGAAATACAAACCAAAGGGCTATGATTTTGAAGTTGATTTCACCGTGGCTATTGAGATCGATTTCACCGTGGCCCTGCGCGTGACCAATCCCCTTGACCGATCCGCCTAGACGCCAGGAAAAAGAGCTAGCGGATTTTTAGACCTATTCTGGAGGGTAGGATTTGGCCCTTAATCTCCCCGAGAGAAAATGTGAGTTCAAGGGCTGCCAACAGCCTTTCACGCCAAAACGAGAAGGGCAGCGGTTTTGTAAGGCCCGGTGCCGGAAGGCCCACTACAACTCCCTGCACGGCCCGGATGCCACCTGCCCCCATTGTGGCCGGCCGATTTTCAAGGAAGAGGAATGACCAAACTCATAGGGGCCGAAGAACTGGCAAAGGACCTATCCGTTTCCCCCAAGACTCTTTACTCCTGGGCGAAGCAGCGGAAAATCCCGTATGTGCGCTTAGAGGGAAGAGTCTTATTTGACCCGCAAGAAATTGAGGAATGGGTGAAAGATCGTAAAATATCCGTTGCTGTCTCTTGATTCCATTACTTCCATGGCGGTAAAATGACTGCAATAAATTTAAGGAGATGCCATGGCTTACATAAAAGAAATTGCTGGGAAAAAGGGAATCACCTTCCGGGTTGGTTGGCGAGATCCCGATGGCAAAGAGAAGGTCCGAAACTACAAAAAGAAAACCCCCGCCTCGGAATGGAAGCGCAAGGTAGAATATGCCTTGGATACCGGGCAATATTGGGAATTGATCGAGCCGCCAGAGACACCGGAGCCCGATTTAACCCTAGGGGAACTGGCCGAGGAATATCTGCAAACCTGCACCCGTGAAAAGGGATATTATGTCAAAGCCCTTGTTCTCCGGGGTCTCCTGCAAACCAAAACCCTTAGTGGAGCCAAGGTTGCCGCGCAGGTCACTTATACTGATTTAGTGCGTTTTAAAACGGAGAGACTTAACACTCCTGCCCGGGGAGGCAAACCCCGGGCCTTGGCAACCTGGAACAATGAACTGGCCGTTATTAGCTCCATGTTCAAGTATGCCAAAAAAGCCAAGCTGGTTCCGGCCAACCCCTTCAAGGAGGAAGATGCCGAATCCCTCAAGGAAAAACACAATAACGCTCGGTTGCGGTTTTTGACGGCAGAGGAAATTCCCCGCCTCCTGGAGGCCTGCAATTCTCATCTGCGGCCCCTGGTGGAAACCGCCCTCTTGACCGGGATGCGCCGGGGGGAACTTTTTGGCCTCACCTGGGAAATGGTGGTGGCCGGGAAAATCCGCCTCCCTGGTTGGCTCACCAAGAATGGCGAACCCCGCACCATCCCGGTGAGTGACGATCTGGCAGGGGTCTTCAAGAAGTTGCGCCGCAAAAACCAACTAAAATCGCAGCACATCTTTTGTAACGAGGATGGGAAACGCCTGTTGGATATTCGTTCGGCCTTTGGCGGCGCCTGCCGGCGGGCCGGGATTGAAAACTTCCACTTCCACGACCTGAGGCACACCTTCGCCTCTCACTTGGTAATGAAGGGCAGGCCCATAAAAGAGGTCCAGGAACTCCTGGGGCATAAAGATATTCAGACCACCATGCGATATGCCCACCTTGCCCCGGAATACCTTGAGGCCGGGGTGAACTCCCTCAACGGCCTCCTCCATACCACAACATCTTGTGCTACCAAAACGCTACCAAATTCCTCCTCCAAAAAGAAAGGGGCTAAGGCATGAGCCCTAACCCCTTGATTTTATTGGTGCCGAAGCGGGGACTCGAACCCCGACAGGCCTACGCCCACTAGACCCTGAACCTAAAACAGGCAAAATCAGGCCAAAATGAAAAAATGAGGGTTATCGGTAAGTTGCCGATAACCCTTGTTTTTGTCTGTTTTTCGCCTGAGGACGAGAGAGACAGAATAGACGAAAAAGAGGGCTCAGAATTATATTCTGCTACCAAAATGCTACTTTTTTTTGCCCAAACCAACCGCTAACGATTAAACACCGCAAAGGTTTCCCGGGCCTGGTCCAGAAAGGAAAAATGTTTACACATGAAAAAAGTCCAGCTAAAATTGGCCCATCTCAACGGAGAGGTGGCCATTATGAGGGGTGATTTAGTGATTGTTAGGGCTTTTGGAGGTGTGCCTCTGATTCGCCGTGTATGGGAGGAGACGGAGCGGGGGGTTTACATTACAGACGATACCTATTTTAAACGTTTAATGACTGGGGAGGAAGGCACAATTCAACCTGTTGGATTTCCGCGGGAAGACGTTTTCAGGTATGACCCTGACTTGGCAAGAGAGATGGATACTTTATACCAAGCTGGGCAATGGGATTGGACTAAACTGGTTCTCTTTTGCTAAACTCTCTCGGGGGAATGTCGTTGTGGTTGAAGACTTAAAAAGAGTGCGCCTCCACCAGGCATCCTTTTTGGAAGATGTGGCCGTGTTGGAAGAAGGTAGCCATAGCGATCTCAATGCCAGACAGCTTAATATATTTAACTCACCCAAAAAGGGCGGCTCTGCTGAATCGGACGCCCAACCCTATCTAAAAAAACTTGGTATTGAAATTATAGAGAATCGACAGCCGATCCAGTTCACCCCAAATGTTAATGAACGTATTCACCGCTGGGCACCATATGTTCAAGGATTCTCAGCGTCTTTTGTCCAATCCATTTTTGACCAATATAAAAATGAGTACGCCAATCCTATAATTTTAGACCCATTTTCTGGGTGTGGAACGGTTTTAGTTCAGTCGAAAATCAATGGGTTTCCCTCTTTTGGGACAGAGCTAAATCCCCTCCTACAATTTATTGCCGATGTGAAGGTCAATTCTTGGGATGTATCCCCGACATATCTTATTAGAACTTACCATGAGATGCCAAAAGATAGACGTTCACCCGCTCCTTCATTCCTACAATCTACCTCTCACTTCAACCCCGGAGTCTTAAAAAATTTGGAGCTTTTGAAGGGTGGTATTGAGTCTATTAAATCAAGAAGCGACAAGACAAAGATTAAGAATCTCCTAAAGATGGCGTTTTCTTCCATCCTAATTGATTGTAGTAATCTCAAGCGCAGCCCATGCCTAGGATACGCCAAAAGTAAAAGGGTTTATGATGACACTCCTCTTGTGCTGCTTGAACAGAAGGTAACTCAAATAGCTGATGATTTAAAACTCATTCAAGATGATTATAGTAATTTCATTCATACCGAGAGCCATATCGCCTTAACTAATGCTATGGATTTTCAGCATAATCAACAATTCGATCTTGTAATTACCTCTCCTCCTTATATGAATGGTTTGGATTATGTCATTAACTATAAAATTGAAATGGGTTGGTTAGATTTTGTCGAGAATCAAGTTGACCTAAAAAAAATAAAAGATGATATGGTGGTTTGCGATAATGTATCAAAGGGCTTAATTAGAGATTTCTCAGAATCACGTTCATCGTATTCCAATGATTGGCTTGAGGAAATTAGAAAAAATATCAAAGCAAACATTAAGAGGCGCGGCGCTTATAGACGTCATGATATGCCGTATATCGTCCATAAATATTTTGACGATATGTATAAAGTTATGAAAAATGTTGTCTCCTCACTAAAATCGGGCAGCAGATTCATTTTAGTCGTTGGAGATAGCCTCATTGCTGATGTTTATGTACCAACTGATTTGCTACTCGCCAGAATCGGCTTGGATTTAGGACTAGAGATTGAAAAGATCGAAAAGGCCAGGGTTCGCAGGTCAGGCCAAATCAGAAGTTATAAACTCAGAGAATCTATTCTTACTCTTATAAAGAGGTAGAATGAAAATGACAAGACATATCCGTTCTTGGGAGATACGGCCACATAAAAGCATGAAAATTGAGGTTCACACCTTGATCGGGGAGGACTGCATTACCCTGGACGACGGGCAAAAGGTCCATGACCTGATCCTCCCGGAGTTGAAGGCGGGCCGGCCGGTGGAATTGGACTTCCAGGGGGTTGGCGTCTTTGCCTCCCCGTTCTTTAATGCGGCTTTCGGCCAGCTTCTAAGAGACCTCCCTGGGGACGACCTCAACCGCCTGATCAAGGTGACCAATCTGAATCCGGTGGGCATGTCCGTCCTCCGGCGGGTGATAGAGAACTCCAAGAAATACTTCTCCGATCCCAAATATCGCCGGATCGTGAATAAGGTCTTGGACGAACAGGCGGCCAATGCCTAATGGACCTGCTCAACAGACTCCTTTTGAGGTTTATGTTGTTAGCTCCAGGCCGTCAAACAACCCTTTGCCAGGCGGAACCTCCTCGCCCCAGCAGTCCCAGCCTGGCCGAGGGGTGCGAGCAAATAGCTCCAGGTATGGGGCCGGTGAGACCGCCTCAATGAGGCTATAGGCCGCCTCTGGTTTGGCAGAATGACGGCCCCGTTTGGCCTTGATAAGAGTTGGTTGATTCTTGGTCTTAGCGGGCAGGTGGGGTCCTTTGGTAGCAAAAATCATGTGCTCTGTCTGGCCCCGGAAATACTGGCCCAGGCCGAACCGGTCTTTGGACCAGGTGAGTAGGGTCTTGTAACGGAACCCCAGGGCCTGCACCACCAGCAGGCCATCTGGCAGGAAATTATTGGTCACCCACAGGTAGAGGTGGGCCGACGGAGTTGGCCGGAAGAGTTCGCACCGCAGAATGACGGCAATGATCTCCGGGGTGCTCATGACCTGGTAATGCCTATCAGCACCCCTCTTGATCCGACCCCCGCCCGTTTCCTGCCAAGGAGGGTCAATGAGGATGGTGCGATATTCTCTACCTTCCATCACTTCCAATTACCACGCACCGCCTCAATCGACTCAGAATATTTGGTCAACTTAGCCGCAGGCTTCAGCCTGCGCTTGGGCAAGCCGTGCCACAAAAAATTACTTGTTTGACGGCTACTTGGTATGATTCATTTCCTCATTTCGGGACCAGGGGGGGCAGGAGATTCTTTCTGCGTGCCATTCGAGGCAACCCCTTTCATAAGAAAATTGGTTTTATCCTCACTCCCTTGAGAAGAGCCGAACTGATGGTCGATCACCGTGCCAGCCTTCGTGGTGAACCAGGTAAGGATGATGATCACAATATCCCGGACAGGTTGGGAAACCTCACAATGAGCCCAGGTCGCCGCGGCCAGGATGAGCGTCAACCCGGCGCAGTAAACAATGGCGCCTATCAGGATGAGCCGTCCCACTTCCTGTCGGAAAGTCATGCCGGCCACCCTTTCGGCCCCCGGTAGGCGAGCAAGCGCAGCGATCCATCCTTGCTGTAAACCTTCTTGCAAACCTCGTCGCCCTGATTGCCACCCACGACCTCGACGCTATCCCCCAGGTCACGGAGCAGGAAAGCGACGTGGTGACCGCCTGGCCGGGCAAAGACCGCCACGGCTCCCCGCACGGGACCAACCGCATGCCCCCAATTCAGCCAACTGCCAGCGTCCGCCGAACCGGTGCCCTTGTAGCCGTTAAGCTCGAAGCCGGCGTTGACGAACACGGAGCACCAGGCCGTGGCATCGTGGCGCATGGAGGGGGGAAGGGAGGTCAGCTTCATCCAGGAGACGATCTCCGGGTTGTCCCCCGGCCCCGGGATCTCAGCATCCCCCAACTTGCTCAAGGCCCAGGTGAGCCACGCCGGGTCACCCTTGGCCGGCGTCACCGTGGCAGGCTTGGGTTGAGGGGTCGGCTCGGGCTCTATCTCCTCATCCATCAGCAGGTCCAGAGTCTCAGGCCCAACGATCCCGTCCACCTGGAGGTCGTTATCCTCCTGAAACTCCCTGACGGCCTCTTCTGTTTCCTTCCCAAATCTCCCGTCGGCCCCAAACTTCGGTAGCTCATACCCCAACGCCAGGAGTTGCAGCTGCACCTTCCTGACGTTCTCCCCCCGGGAACCTAGCTGAAGAACCATGTTTAATCCCCCTCCAAGAGCTTCTGGCGTTTGCTCAAAGGCATCGCTAAAGCCAAGAGAATTTTCTGATTAACGGCCACCAGGCTATCGAGCTTCGATGATAGCTCTTTCCGCAACTCCTCTTGAGCTATCCACAAGTCCTTGATTTCTTTCTCGTTCCGTAGGGAACGCTCATATTCGGCCTGGTGCGCCGGGCACAGACTCGGGTCCACCGAACTGGCATGGGCCGGGCAGTTTTTGGGGTCACCTTTGCAGGGGGATTCTTTGGCCTGATTGACCTCCACCGTCACCCCCCCGTGGCCCAATAGCCTCTTGAGGAGTTCCACAAGCACCTTCCCGCCGCCTTTACCGAGTGCCTGAATGAAAATGACCAAAAATAGGAAGGTGAGAATTACGGTATTGAGATTGGCCTCCACGAAAACCTCGCACAGCTTATCAAGCATTGATCACCCCCCACCGGCGGAGTTTTTTATAGCGGTCAGTATGACCCTCAAGGTGTTCGCTGAGGGGCCAGAATTGCTTGTTGCCGGTGAGGTTGATCTTCTTCACCTTCTCATAGGCCTTGCGGATAGCGCCTTCCATGGTCCCGTCATGGCCGACCCCTACCCCGATGAGGCCGTCGGCGCCGGCCACCCGGAAATTGCCGTAGGCGTCCTCCATGACGTCTATCCACCAAAAGTCCTTTTCATCAACCTTGTGGCCGGAAATGAGGTTGCCCTGGATCATCGAGACGAAGTCGAGGCGGTTGTTATCCGTGGGCGGGAACGGGAAGAGCGAGAGCACCTGGGAGGCCACGAAGCCCTCCTTCCACAGAGTCCGGAAGGAATCGAGGAAGAAATTGCCCAACTTCCCAGGCATGATGAAGGACAGCAGGAGGTAGAGCGCCGAATAGCCGAAGCGCAGGGTCCACTCCAAAAACCAAGCCTGCAGGTCCGGGGTGATGATGCAGTTGGCGTCCATGGCCCCCATGTAATCCCCCAGGAGCTTCGCCGCCTTGGCTAGCTGCTTATGGCTGACCCCGCTGAAATCGGCGTCTCTCCAGACCGTGCTCACCGCGCAACCCACCCGGGGCCCGGAGTCCCGGGAGTGCAGCTTCTTGTTTTCCAGGGTAGAGTTGGGGTGAACCATCTTCCCATCCGGGAGGCGCCACCCCTCCCGGCTGAGTTCCACCACGTCGCCCTCGATAGCTTCCTGGAGGATGCAGGTCACCTTGTCGGTCCCCAGGCGCTTCGGGGCCTTGGTGGTCAGGAAGTCGATAAGCTGCTCCGGGGTGCCGTCGAAGGTGAGGTCCAGGGCCACGTTGTCGTCAGCCTTGAAGTAGTATTTCTCCTTCTTGGCTTCTGAGGAATTGAGCCACCGGGCCGCGTCCTTGAGACTCTTGAACTCGTGATAGGCAGGAATGGAAAAGCCCGCCTTCTTCGCGAGCTCTATTCCCTTGGGCCTCTTGAGTTCGTATTCCGCGACCTCTTCGCCCCCCCCGATAACCATCTTGCTCCAGGGAGGGCGCTTGAGAATGTCCCCCAGGCGGCCGTAAATGTCCGGGACGTTTTTGGAGATCCGGAATTTCTCCAGGAAGGCCAGGTCCCGGTGAGTTTTCTCATTGGCGATGATGGTGTCAATGACAATGGCTTCGGCGCGCTTCACAGCCGCCACCAGGCCGTCTTGTCCTACCTTGGGCAAGATGTTCTTATAGCCGTTGGCATAACGGAGGTCGTGCAGGTAAATCTCTGCCGGTATCCCCTCGCGGCGCAGCCGGCGGACCACCGGCAGCGTCTCCCCCTTGCGGCTGAGAAACAGGACGCTATTTTTCATCTGTCAACTGCATGTGTCGTATAGGCATAATCATTGACAAAAAAAGGGTTACGGGCAGCCCTGGATATAGGCGCTGACGTTCCCGGCCCCGGCAGTAACCTTGACCTTCATCCACTTCACCGGGGACTTCATTTCCACCAGGCCGCTTTGGGTAACGTCGGTGCCGAATTGAACGC